GGCGGCAGTTTGACATTAAGTGCGGGAGGTATTGACTTGAATGGACCAGCCGCAGCTTCTGTTACTGCCCCACAACCACTGCAAAAAACCTTGCTAGATGACGCTGAATTTGACACCAGCAAAGGTTGGCAAGTGGTCAAAGACAAACTTGAGAGTGTGGTTACCCGAGCACCAACGCACGAACCATGGAGCTATCACAACAAAGGCGTGGATGTTGAAGTTACATTAGAAGATGGCAAGCCATCACCTCCGCCAGGTGCACCGCCAATGCCAGCAGGTGTGGAGATTTCAGCGTCATGAGTATTTTTAAATTTACCAATCCTTTAAATGGACAACCTTTTGAACTAAAAGGTCCTGCCACACTGACCGAAGCACATGCTCGAGACATATTTCAAAAGCAAATTGACGCTGGCAGTTTGGTAGGATTCAAGCCAGGCGACGCACTCAGTGCAGCCACACAGGCAGCTGATGGGTTGCAGTCTGCACTAAGTCAAGTTGGTCAAGCTGCTGCTGGTATTGGTGGCAGTGCGCAAGGTGCACTACAAGGTGCATTGAAAAATTTACCATCGCCTGGACAACTTAGTGCAGCCGCCTCAGGTATAGCAACTGGGGTACAAACTGCCTTGCAGTCAGCCTCGTCACTGCCAGGAGGCCTAACCGGAGCACTGGATACAGTCAAAAGTGTTGCACAAACAACTATGGGAGGCATTGCTAATGCCATAGCTAAAACACCAGTGGCTAGTGGTATCAATGTAGCAGATTTTGCCAAACAAGCCACAGCATTAGTGCCTATTGGCAAACTGTCTGTGCCTGACATTACTGCCACGCTGGGTCAAGTTGGAAAATTAGTCAATCAGACTGCTGGTCAAATTACAAACTCTCTTGGTGTAGGAAAATTTGGGCTAGATGCTAGCCAGTTGGAAACCGCAGGATTGCTCAAGCCAGGTACGGCTGCAAATTTTTTAAGCACTGGCGTCAACAAACTCACTGACGTTCTCAAAAGTCCCACAGTGTGGACTGGTAAAGATGGTATTAGTAGCTTGACAGGCCTATTAGAAAGTTTGCCCACTCAAGATGCAGTACAACAAAAACTCATGGCTGTGGGCAAAGATGCTGTGAGCAATCTTGGAATCCCCACGGACAAACTAAACCCACAAGCTCTTGCCGGTACCTTGGCCAATGCAGCCAAAAGCGTACCTGACACCATGAAGTGGGCACAAGGGCTTCCGTTACCAACAGGTGTAAAAACAGCTTTTGATCAAACAGCCAGTGCTTCTGCATTTGCAGTAGGAGTGGCACAAACCAAAATTCCTGAACCGTTCAAAGAAGAAGTAACGCCACCTGTGGCCGAAGGCACAGTAAACCGTGACACCCTGAACGCTGCTGCAACTCGCATCACGGGCAATGCTAAAATTCCAGCTGTAAGTTATGATAGCAAACCGCCTAAGATCAGCCTTGACCAGTGGTCCACAGACACTTTGAAAACTACAGGAAAAGCATTTTCTTTACTCAAGAGCACAATAGAAATCAACAAAGGATTGGGGAAAGCTACAGAAAAAGTAGAACTTATTGCTTTCAAAGACCAACTTGAATACATCAAGGGCGAAGTCACACTTGTTGAGAGTGATTTAATTAAATATGAAAATCAAGGCAAGGAAATAGCACGTGACCTTGGCAGCAATCCTCTGCAAAGCAATATTGACAGCGCCAAGGATACGCTAAAAACAGTGCTCAAAGTTATTGACAAAATTTTAGCTGCCATTCAAGCTGAATTAGACAAAGCTACAGCCTAATAAATACTGCATGACTACATTTGTTGGGTTCAATACTATAAATCAATACAAAAAGTTTACCTTGGTCAACTATGAGTTAATCAAGCGAGACTTGTTGAATGCGTTTAATATCAGACAAGGCGAACTGCCAGGCCGACCACAGTACGGTACAGTGCTGTGGGATTTCTTGTTTGAAAATCAAATTGAAGAACTACAACGTAACATTGAAGCCGAAGTCAGTAGAGTAGTTGCGCAAGATCCAAGAATCACTGTGAGCAATGTTCAATGCTTTCCGCAAGAGAACGGATTTCTTTTACAGTTAGAAATAGCCACTGTGGCTGGGTCTAATGCTGACATTCTCAGTGTTTTCTTTGACTTACAACAGCGCCAAGCATCCATAGTATAACTTAGCCGTTTTTGTTTTCAATAAATAATTCAAAGTGCAAGGCTAGGCAACAATGGCAAAAACCACAAGACAAACAGCAATATTCGGGGTAGAGGACTGGAAACAGATCTATCAAACCTATCGCGAAGCTGACTTTCAAAGTTACGATTTTGAAACCCTACGTAAGAGTTTTATTGATTACCTACGTTTGTACTATCCTGAAACATTCAATGACTACATTGAATCAAGCGAATTCATTGCGCTATTAGACGTTATTGCGTTTATGGGCCAGGCACTGGCTTTCCGCACAGACCTAAACACACGAGAAAACTATTTAGACACAGCAGAACGCAGAGATTCAGTTGTGCGCTTGGCCAATCTTGTTAGCTACACTGCCAAACGCAACACTGCTGCCCAAGGCTATCTCAAAGTTTTTAATGTCACAACCACTGAAAATGTCTATGACTACAATGGTGTTAATCTCAGCAACGTTACAATCAACTGGGCTGACCCCACTAACCCAGACTGGCAAGAACAGTTTACTACTATTATCAATGCTGCCTTGGTTGACAGTCAAAAAATTGGCCGACCTGGCAATCGTCAAACCATATTGGGTGTGCGTACCGATGAGTATGCTGTTAATTTGGTACAAGGATTTTTGCCAGTAATACCTTACAATGCCACAGTAGACGGTATTTCAATGCCGTTTGAAGCAGTCACATCAACCAGCGTGGGGCGTGACTATGTCTATGAGCCAAGTCCTGTACCAAACGCAACGTTTAATGTGCTGTACCGCAACGACCAATTGGGATTCAACTCAGCTAATACTGGATATTTTTTCTATTTCAAGCAGGGATCACTACAAAATCAAGACTTCAACTTGGCAGAACGCATTAGTAATCGCACTGTGAACATCAATGTTGAAGGTGTCAACAACGAAGATCGTTGGCTGTTTCAATTGGATAATGTAGGCAACATTACTCGTGAGTGGACCTATACTGATAACATCTATGCTGCTGTCACAGAGCAACTCACTGGCCTGCGCCCAATATATTCTATAACTTCAAGAACAAACGATCAAATTACCATGGTGTTTGGTGATGGTGTGTTCTCTGAAATCCCAGTAGGGCAGTTTAGAGCTTATGTTCGTGCGTCAAACGGCTTGCAATACATTATTAATCCTGAAGAAATGCAAAGTGTACTGTTGCCAATCAGCTACATTGACCGCAAAGGCAACTTGCAAACCATTACATTTACTTGCGGAATAACCAATCCTGTAAGCAACAGTCAAAGTCGTGAAAACATTGACGCAATCAAGCAACGTGCTCCTGCACGTTACTACACACAGAATCGCATGGTCAACGGTGAAGACTATAATCTTTTCCCGTACACTGCCTACAACTAAATCATCAAGAGCAAGGCATTGAATCGTGCTAGTATTGGTACTAGTCGCTATCTTGACCTTGTGGACAACACTGGCAAGTACTCATCAACTAACACTTTTTCAAGTGATGGCGGGTTGTGGGAACAAAACATACTGCCAACTATATTGTTTAGTTGGACCAATCGCAATGAAATTGCTGACGTAATTACCAATCAGGTGCAACCACAACTGACTGAGTATTCTATGCGGCAGTTCTACTATGCCAACTTTCCACGCGAAACTGCCACAAGCACACTGCCACCAGGCATAGTCTGGGCTGCCAATGCTACCTGGAGTCAAAGCACCACCTTGGCCAACGAAACTACAGGTTACTTTAAAAACAGTACAGGCAATCCTATACCAGTTGGCGAAGATTCAACCTCACAGTTTAGATTTGCCTTGGTTGGTAGTCTGATTAAATTTGTGCCGCCTACTGGATACTATTTTGATCGCAACAACAAACTACAGTTGGGTACTCCTACCAAGGCCGACGAGCGTTTGGAAATTTGGGCTAGTCCTTTACAAATTATTGGTGATGGCATGAATGCTGGGCTAGGCAACTTGACCAATGGCGCTGGTCCAATCACACTCAATAACTTTGTGCCCACAGGTGCAATTATTAGCACTGTGATACCGCTGTTTATTACTGACTTACCGCTCAGCATTGAAACTGCCATGAGTGAACAGATTGTGTTGTTCCGCAATTTTGGTCTTGGCTATGACAGTGACGGCAGCATTACTGGTAGTGCGTACTCTTGGTACCTTATCACATCCACCAATCTTGACGACAATGCTCCTTGGAGTCAGACCTATGCAGGCAACACTTCTGGTGCTAACCTTGATGCTTCATGGTTAATACAATTTACTGTACAGAATCAAAACTACACAATTACTTTCCGTGGGTTGCAGTATAATTTTGGCAGTGTGCTTCAAACTAGATTTTTCTACTATGAAGGTGGGCAAATTTACGACAGCCGCACAGGCACAGTAATCAAAGATTTTATCAATGTGCTGGCAGTTAACACACAGCCCAATTCAACTGAACCTCTTGAAGGCGATATCATTATGACCATTGTTGGTCAGCCAGTTGAGAGTGACGGATACGTTGACGATTTCCAAGTCTTGGTCAGTTATCGTGACAGTGACAACGACGGTGTGCCTGACAATCCAGATTTCTTCCAAGAAATTGTAGGTACAGTACCAACAGTGGCTAGTACCAGCTCACCTTGGGTGTTCTTACAGCAAACTGTGGACTTTGACAACTTACAACGTTACTTGCTAGTAGAGCCAGGCGTAGTTAACAGTGACTATGCTACATTAGATGACATTGAATTAGTCAAGTCAGAGTGGAGTCCTGGACAGGTGTTTTATGCCTACACTGATGAAAAGTTTTATGAACTTAGTCAAACTGTGACTGGAGTATTGGTTCTTGATGAAGTAACTGGCTGGATTGCTAGAAGTGGCCGCCAAAGCCTCTACTTCCAATACCGTCATAATGCACCATTGACTTCAAGAATTGATCCAGGCACCACTAACATTATTGATTTGTATGTGGTCACACAAAGTTACTACACAACATATCAAAATTGGTTGCAAGATACCACAGGCACTGTGACCGAACCTAACCCACCATCAATTGACGATCTCAATACTGAGTACCAAAAGTTGCAAGATTACAAAATGATTTCTGACAACATTGTGTTAAACTCAGTTGTTTTCAAACCGTTGTTTGGCGCCAAGGCAGCCTCTACGTTACGTGCCACGATCAAAGTGATTCGTGCACAGAATAGCACAGCCAGTACCAGCGAAATCAAAAGCGCAGTGTTGGCCGAAATGAACAACTACTTTAGTATTGACAAGTGGAACTTTGGTGACACATTCTATTTTTCAGAACTGGGAGCATACCTTCACAGACAGTTAGGTACCATTGTTAGTTCTGTAGTATTAGTACCTTTGGACCCACAAAAGAGTTTTGGTGACTTGTACGAAATTCGCAGTCAACCCAATGAAATATTTGCAAACGGTGCAACCATTGACAACATTGATGTGATTGAAGCATTGACCAGTACCAACTTGCGTACTGCCCCGGGCAGCGGAGTAATTTAATGGCACGTACAAGATCAGTTGATTTTTTACCAGAAATTTTTAGAACTCCAGTCAACAAACAGTTCCTGGCAGCCACTCTTGACCAAATGGTACAAGAGCCTAAATTTAAAAAGACTCAAGGCTTCATTGGCCGTACAGTAGGCCCAGGAGTCAACCCCAATGACAAGTATGTGGTAGCACCAGACAAAGTCCGTCA